TCCGGCAACAACTCCTCTTGAGCACTCTTGAAATAAGATACCAAACCTAATATTCTTCTTTGTAACAAATTTATGTTTTTCGCATTCTCCGTGTCAACATCTACAAAATTATTTTGAAACGCATCCGGAGAATCATGCAGACATTTATTGTTTGTAATTACTATTTGTTTTTCTAATACTCTTACTCCATTTTTTTTCAATATTTTAATTATTTGTTTTATGAAATCTTCATTTGATAGGTTTCCGCTGTCGTCTAGCTTTACACCATTATATTTTTCAAACACATCTCCTCCTACCTGTATTCTATCATCCACAAATGCACGTGAATCAGAGTCCAAACCCGGCATTTCTTTAAATGACATCTTTTTCACACCTGTTTTTCTGGATTTTCGCAAAGGTGCTCCACCCTTCTTTTTTGTTCCTTTTGCTACACCTCTTTTTTTCGTATTTATAAACCCGAATGGGTTTCGGGTTATTGTTATTTTATTGTCACTATAGGTAATTTGGTCAAATGTTTTCATTTTCCCATCATCCAGCATCTTTAATACACGTTCGGAATCCATTTTCTCATTCTTTTCCCATTCAATTGGTATGGTCCATGTGGTTATATAGCCACGTAAAATATTAAATAATACTGCAATCTCATTTGGATAGTTAATAATAGGTGTACCTGTTAACATGACGATTTTCACATTTGTAGCACTTAATAGATATTCATACAATCGGTATGCCAGTGATTTCTTGTCTTTTAATCTATTCACTATCCGGCTTACGAAATTATGTGCTTCGTCTATAACAACTACATGATTATCAAAAGGATTGCGCGTACCATTTCCGGTCATCTCTTTCAATTGGTTCTCATTCAACCCATTATAATTCCTATGTTTATATTTTACTAATATCATTTCATTTAATTGATCATCCAATTGTTCTTGCTCCTTCACTGTCAATGTATCATAATTCGGTTCCTTGTTCACATTCAATAACCAAGCACCACCATTCTTACGTACATATGCAGTTGATACAGACAACGCCTTTGCTAATACATTTACCATATCCGGTTTACCATCTATACTAACAAACTCCCAAAATTGGTTCTTTTTGAACATATGATCGCCGCATTTTTTCAATTCACTAAAGAAATTGGATTTCAGGGATGCTGGTGTCATTACGAACACGGGTTTATTACTCTTCATACCTTCTGCGATTGCAATTGACGTGCATGTTTTACCAGACCCTAAACCGTGATACAACAATAAACCGCGATAAGGTGTATATATATTCAAATAATCTCGCACTACTTTTTGGTGTGTAAGTAATTCAAATGTATTTGATTGTCCTTTATTACATGATACTGCTTCATTGTTCTCGTATAGTTCTCTACTATACGGCTGAAACAACGAATTCATTTTTTCTACAAACAATTTACGATTATTCATATAATAAGATGACGTTTTCATTATAATTTTGTCTTTTTCTTTGGGTAATCGGTCTGATACTTTTTGTGTTCTAATAATAGCAGTTGTCAAATCCACATCATCCAGGTTCTCCACAATATCAACATTTTTGATCTTTAATTTTGTTTTGGTTGGTTTTATGACGGGTTTTTCGGTTTCTATGGGTTCAGGTTCTGGAATTTCTTTTATAGTTGGTTTAATGATGAGTTTTCGGACAGGTTTAATGACTTCATTATTTTCAACAAATTCAATGCCGGGTTCTCTTATTTCTTTTACAAGAGTGTCTTGTTTTGCGGTTTGTATATCAACGTTATTATGATTGAAAATTCGTTCTAGTATAAGATTTCGGTTAACTAGATTGTTGTTTCGTTTATCCATAATGAAGTTTTTTGGCCGTTTTTCTGGAATTTTTTGTGCAAAGTTCTCTAATTCATTATTTAAAATTGTATTTGGAATTTCTTTTTCAACAGTAAGACTTTGCAAATCTGCATCTATTGCTTGTGCGTCTTGAATATCTGTATCAACAGGTAAATATGTGTTGTTATTTTTGATTTGTACATTTACTTGTGTGAATGGTTTTGGAATGGGTCTTTTTTGTAATATTTCTAAAGGTTGATAATTAATTTTTTCTGTTTCTATTTCACTCATAACAAAGAATATATATTATGTTTATAAAATATATTCAACTTCTTCTGGATGTAAATACATTATTATTTTTCTACGAGTATGTGTTTGGAAATGTTTTTGATGACTTTGTTGTCCAATCGGATTTGGTCTGTACCCATATCTCCTAATATATTTCTCATCATATCTACACAAAAATCATATTTTGGATTGTCCCAATGTTGACATTCGGGGTTTTGTTCTCTCCATAAAGGCACTGTACCATAATTCTGTTTTGCAACAATTGTTATCATATTACGTAATTTAAGATTATCGGGTGTATCTTTGCTCCATTCGTCGTTATCTTTTATATACATTGTTTCCCGTTTTAAATCAACACAGTGTAATGGTCGTTTTGTTACATCTAAATCTTTAATTCGCGATAAGATCATATCGGTCATACCAGCTACGTAGCCATTTTTGCCGATGTTTTCAATATCTTTAAAATCAACGTTTATATTTTCAATAAATTCAGACATATTCATGGCATCTTTACATGTTGTATTTAGGAAAAAGTTTAGATTGAATTTTTGATTATTATTTGTGGTGTTGTTTATGGTCTTACCATCTTTAAAAGTTTCTAATAATCGCATTTGCATGGTTATATTTTGTTCATTTGATTTAATTAATTGTTTATGCGTGTCTTGTAATTGTTTAGACTGTTCGTACAATAATTCTTTAAATTCTTGATTTTGCTGGATAATGTTCAAAATACTTTCGGACTGCAACTCTTCTTCGCTCTCATCATCGGAATCATTTGCGAAATAACATTTCTTGCGATGTCTATAGTAACCGCTATCATACTTATAGGCCTTCCCACACTCACAAACAAACTGCATAAATGGTAAGGGGTTTTTTTTACTATCATTTACTATCATTTTGTGTTTTGCAGTCAATAAATGTCTACTATAGTCCTTCTTATTGCTGGATACAAAGTCACAATCTTTGCATAAATATTTTTTGGGGTTTTTTGGGGTTTTTTTTACTATCATAAAATGGTAGTATAAAAAACCCCTAAATCGTTTTTTCGAGAAAATCTAAAAAAATTTATGCAGCGAAAATTGTCATGAAATTTGGTCGGTCTGTTAGCACCACCAGGCAAAAAACAGGGGTCAGCGAATTTTTTTTTCGAAAACTTTTTTTCGAAATTAAAAAATGGACAAATATTTTTTGTCCATTTTTCGAAACCGGTTCGACTTTTTTACAGTAAACTTTTTTATATCTACAATTATTCTAACTAACATTATTTTCTTTGTTAATACAGCATATATACCTTCTAATATAATCTATAATATTCATTTCTTTAGGTTTATGCAGCAATTCATCAAAGGATTCTGCAAGGGGGCTTCTAATATCTGATGTAATAAGCATAAGTGGAATATTCGCAACTCAAAATGGTAAGGGAATTCCGATGTTATTATAAAAGTATATACAATATATTAATTAATATCCGTTTAAATCATTATAAATGTATTTTTATAGCTTCTTGGATGCTTTGTAGTAGGTGGATTTTATAAATGGTTGCATGGATTTGTATAAAATGGGTGAAAAATGGGCGAAAAACGTGTAAAATCGGGATTTTTATTATAGAAGAGTAAAATATATGATTTTGACGTCCATTGAACGATTGATACCACAGCAATATTATATTGTTGTAGTAAACTGGAACAAGGATAGTAATGTATTTATAGACAATGAATATATTTTGTTTGGAAAATTCATTAGATTGGATTTTAGGAAAAGGAGAACATATTCATTTGACTCGGGTCTTGAAGTACTTGTACGACCCACGAGAATAAATGCAGTATTTGAACATCACGGAATATATCACTCTCTCAGTTCAGCAAATCGGTTTTATAGAATGATTAAACCCAGTACGCACGAATTACAAGCAGAAATCGCTCTGCGCACATTACCACTCAATCAAGATGTCGTCAGAATAATCCGCAATTTCCTATAAAATTGATTTCTTTATATGTATTTTTAAAATATATAAAGAATGAACTTGGTATTGTTAGAAGATGTGGTGGTGGGTAGGGTGGTAAAGAGACCGTCGTTGACATGTAAGAGTCCATATGTAGCAGATGTAGTGCTGGAAGATGGTACGCAAATAATGGCGCATTCTCCTTCACTTGGATGCAGAGGATTAGCGGATAAAGAAGCAATGATTGTACTTACAAAGAAAAAAGAAAGTAAAACGACAAAATGTTCTCACACTGTACAATTAAGTGTTTGTGTAGAAAATGAAAATACATGTGTTGTTGGGATTAATCCAAGATTAGGTGAAATAATTGCAGAAAAGGCATTGGTAATGAATTGTATTAAAGGATTACAAAATATTAGAACGTATACACGAGAAACAACAGTATTGAACTCCAGATTTGATTTTACAGGTATAGACGAAACCGGCACACCTTTTATCATGGAAGTCAAAAATGTACCTTTGGCAGATTATATAGATGTCCCGGACAAGGAGCGAAAAAAATATAAACATATAATTGATAGTGCTGAATATGGTGATAAAATATCGTATTTTCCAGATGGGTATCGTAAAAGTGTAAAAGATGTAGTTAGTCCGAGAGCATTAAAACATATAGAAGAATTGACTTATATATCGCAAACAAGTATAACACGTGCAATAATGTGTTATATTGTTGAAAGAGAAGATGCAAATAGATTTCAGCCATCAAATATAGATCCGACATATAAATCTGCTGTACAAAAAGCGTGGCTGAACGGGGTGGAAATCAAGACAGTACAAGTTTCTTGGAATAAAAAAGGTGAATGTACGTTTATAACGAACGATTTACCTATTCATTTATTTGAATTATATGGACCTTATTCATTAGAATGAAATGTGGATAACGTTTGAATAGCATCATCACAGGCGAATTGTTCAGCCTTTTTTTTCGTTTTATGTTGTCCTTGTCCTAAAAAGATAAGTACTTTACCATTTTCAGACATATATTGATGAATACTCGTAAATGTAGTGAAATTACTTAAAGGTACAGAATCATCGTGTTTGAGACCATGTAACGATTGTCCCATACACAGATAAACACCCATATGATAACCACCATCCGCTAAATTCTCCGTAACTTCCATATAATCAGGAGTGACTTTAAATTCTTTTTGAATTTTCACCTGTAAAATATTTTTATAATTGTCATCATTACGAATAAGCGACATCCAATTAACATGTTTTTCAAAAACGGATTCAACGAATATTTGTACCATTTGAAATCCGGGTCCGCACACAAATATATCATCAAACCATTTGTCGTTATCATGGATTTGTATCTTATTGAAATCTAAAAACATGGCACCGATGAAAGATTCAAATAAACAGCCTAATTTTTTAAGATTTGTTCGTAGTAATTTACCTTCGGCATGTTTGGATAAGATGACCCATTCATGGAGACCCATTTCATATGCTAATCTACCGATGGCTTCATTTTTAACAAGTGCAATCTTTTTTTCTGTCATGAACCCCTCATTTTCTTTCGGAAATCGTCTGTATAAATAATATTTGGTAATTAATTCAAGTACACCATCCCCTACAAATTCTAATCTTTCATTAGATTTAGTAAATAGATCAATGCAGTCATCGGGTTTTTTAGCAATAATAATATTATTTTGTTTATTTTCAAGTTCAGGTCTTTTGATGTATGATCTGTGAATAAATGCGCGTTTGTAGAGTTCAAGGTTATGTAATGGATAGGGAACATTATATTTAGTCATGATTTCTTGTATTTGTTCCCTACTAATTAATTTATTTAGGGGATTGAAGGGATCAAAAATATAGGTTTCAATTCCTTGTTCATTTTTTTCAATACGGATGTCATCGTCAATATTCATGATGTGTATAATTGGATAATTATTCGTTTTAATAAATCAATTTTTTATTTAAAAATAAAAATATTTAGTAAGTATATATAGTATGGTATATTCTCAAACAAATAAAACAGCTTCAATTTCTTCAATAACAAATCAAAATCAAGGTGGTGGAAGTAAAAAGGCCGGTTTGCCTCATACAATTGCCCGCGACGCTTATGCATCTATTCACTTGAATGGTACATCACAAAGAATATCCGTTTTGAAGATGCCTTTGGTCAGCACAGTTAATCAATCGCGTCCTGTTGGAACTCGTCCATCTGCTTATCGTTAAATATTTACCATAAAAACAATATAATACAAACGTATTATATTTTTCATAATGAAGATTATTATAGACGAACGTGAAAAACAGTTATATGATGAATGTTGTTCCATGATAGCAAGTCAAACTACACCGAGTTATTCAGTATTGTCAACCGAAGTTCTCCCCGTCGGCGATATTCTTATAAAAACAGATCAAGATGAGAATGTGTTATGTATTGAACGTAAATCGTTTTCGGATTTATTAGCATCTATTAAAGATGGAAGATACGAAGAACAATCATATAGATTAGCACATTCAAGTGGATTTCCATTGCATTCAATTGTGTATATTTTGGAGGGTGTGTTTTCACAATTGCGTAGTATGCAGGAAAAGAAAATAATTTATTCTGCAATGACTTCATTACAATATTTTAAAGGATTTAGTGTGTATAAAACGTCAAGTGTGCGCGAGACTGCAGAATGGTTGTTAAATACGGCAGAGAAAATAGAAAAGAACTTCAGTAAAGGGAAAGTGCCATATTATTTGACAAATGCATATCAAGAAATGTTTTTAAAAAATACTATGAAGGAAGGGGACAAACCCGATAATTATTGTAGTGTAGTGAAGAAGACGAAAAAGGATAATATTACAAAGGAAAACATAGGCGAAATAATATTGTGTCAGATTCCGGGTATAAGTTCAACGACGGCTATTGCAATTATGAAACCTTATGATAATTTTTATGATTTTATGGATACAGTAAAGAATGATAGTTCATGTTTGGAGAACTTGTCTTATGAAAGTAACGGAAAACAACGAAAAATAAACAAGACGTGTATTTTAAATATAAAAAAATATTTATTTAATCAAGAATATACAGCATAAATGTA